AAGTTCCTACAAAGTGAACAACCTTTTTTAAATTTTTCATGTTTCCAACAAGGCTTTTTAACAACTTCTTTTTGTTTATAAATAATTGGTGGAAAAAATAAACACCAAACCCATCTTGCTATTTTTTTAAAAATCATCTTACACCTCTAAAGTTAAAACCTTTGACTTGGATACCTTTAGTTCCTCTTACATCTACACACTCACTACAACAAGCATCTCCGCCTGTGTTCATTTTAATTGGTGGCACTTGTGAGTTTGGACCGCTTTTAGGGGGAATAGTTTTTGTTAATCTTTTATTTTTTATCATAATAAACTTTTATCTACATTAGAGCTTATCACAATCTCACCACCATGTTCAAACGATTGTGAAACAGGTGTCTTACACGGAGGATAAGTTCCATCAGGACATAATTGTTTGTTATTGTTATTGTTATCTGGTATTGTTGCAGGTCCTGTTGTTTTTTGACCTGTAGTTAACATCTCGCCACCTAGAATATCATTTTGACGAGCATCTTTTAAATTTTTTCTATTATACAAACCTTGTGAAATTTTATTAAACGCATAAGTAAAAGGTCCTATAGTTGGAACTTGAACAGGTCCTGTTCTAACTTGAACTTGAGGTCCCCCTGTGCTAGTTGGACTTGATCCTTTAGCACCAAATTGGTTTGTACTTTGTTGAGTATAACCTCCTTCACCACCTGTATCTCCAGGTCCTGGTGTGTTTACTCCAAAATCAGCTTTAGATGCATCTGCACCACCTTTAGCTTTTAAAATTTTATTACCGTATTTCTTAGACCATTTTTTTGCTATTTCTGGTTCATTAGCATACATGTATCTTCTTTGCTTTTCGGATTTAAAAGGCATTATTTTCTATTGTCCTTTTTTGGTTGTTGCATTTTCTGTGCAGTTAAATCTATTTTTTCTTCTGCAATTCTAATTCTCTCTTCGGCTTGATCTTCCGCAGATTCTAACTTCATTTTATCAAAGTCTAATCTTTCTTCAAATTCCATTTCTTTTCTTTCTGCGTCTTGCTGATTTTCCATAGCTTTTCTTTGTAAATCCATAGCTCTTAAATCTAATTCTCTTTGTTTCAATGCAACTAATGGATCTTCTTTTTGTCCACCAGCTTCTTCTTGAGCTAACATCATTGTAATCTCAGCAACTTTTTTAGCGACCATAGAATCAAATAATATTTTAAATCCTTGTGGGTCTTGTTGTGCTTGCATTTGTAATTCTGGTGTATTCTGAATCATATCACCTATTTCACCATGAGCTTTCAATGCAATATGGTCAGATATGTGTCCTTGTAGTAAAGCATATACCATTGGATTGATTTGAACCATTCTTGTAGCCATAAATGCTCTATGAGCTGCAATATGCGAATCATGATCTTGTTCAGGGAACGCTTTTAGCATTTGCATCTGTAATGATTTAGCATTTTCAGTTGCAGGATCCTCAGGTTGTGGTTGTAATTCAGGTTTTAACAAAGCATCAATGTTTTTTGTTCCTAAAGCTTCATAAACTCTTCTGTAAGCTTCTCTTAAATTGTGCATTTGTGGATTTGAAGCTGCAATTTTTAAATTCTCGTTTGCTAAAGTAACTCTTTGAGCCATTGAGAAGATATTTGGGTCTGCAACAGGTATTACATCCACTCTATCGTCAAAATCTTGTAATTTTACAAATCGATCTGCGTTTGTAACTGCATATGGATACACAGGAGGCAGATAATCTGCAAAAACTTTTGATAAAAGTCTAAATTCTTGTCTCATAGCGTAGTAACAACGCTTGTGAATAGCACTCATGACCCTTGAACCACGCTCTAACAACGCAATTGTCGTTCCAACAGCTCTATTTTGACTGTCTTCACCCATTTGCATGTCTGCAATCGCTGCAAAACGTTGTCCAGCTTGTACAACAAAGCCTAAAAGTTGGAATAAAGTACCACTTGGCTCTTTAAAAGGTAAAATTTGGAATTGATCTTTGATATTTCCTCCAGGTGCATCAACATCTCTGAACTCACCAGGTTGAAAAGGTTGATCATCATCACGAATTCTTATACCTCTAGACTTAAATCCAGCAGGTAAGTTCGCTAAAGTACCTGCATCAAGCAATTGTCTTAATGCTTGAGTAGCAGATCTAGATAATCCACCAATCATATGGATTAAACCAAAGCCATAAAAACCTAATCCAGGTAAAAATTTGTAATGTACAAAGTATTCTTTTCTAGATTGTGTGTCATCATCTTCGCTGTAGTTTCTATAAATAGATAAAACCTCTCCTGAACCTTCATCTATTGAAACAATGTAAGGTAATTTAACTTCTTTCTCTGCATTCTCAACTTCAAACTCGTTCAAGTTTAAATCAATATGCATTTCTAAAATATTATATTGATATTCTTTTTCTCCAGCAGGTTTTACACCTTCTAGTTCATTTAACTTATCTTGTATTGGACTCTTGTCAGCTTGCTTTGGCATTAATTCTACATCTCTATAGAATCCTGCTTTCTGTTGTTTAAGAACATCGTTCTCTGACATCTTAACAATGTGTGTAATTCTTTCACAATCTTTTAAATCAGTTGCGTAATATGGAACAATTAAATCTTCAGCAGGTACAAATTTAGCAACTGCTCTTTGTTTGATTTCATCGTAGTAAATTTTTTTAAATGCAGATCCTGCTAATGGTAAATAAAATAATAATTGATCTGTGTCTGGTGTGTATTCTTCCATTTGTTCCATCAACATATAGTTCATGAAATCTTTAACACGTTCTGCTTGTTGTGATACTTCTGGAGTGTCAGCACCAATGACTTGAGTTCTTACAGGTCCATCACTTGGTAATAATTCTTTATACGCTTGAGCTTGAAATTGTGTTACAGCTTCAGATAAAAGCGGATGGGTTACACCACTTGCACCTTGGAAAGGTCTTGTGTTTTGCACATACTTAAATCCAAGAAGGTCTAAACCTTGTGTGTAAGCTTGTTCCCAATCCGCTCTTGAAACTTTATCTTTTTTATAATCCTGAATAAGTTGTGAAGACATACGGCCAAGCGTTCGCTCGTCCATATCTTCAGCTAAGTTTCTGTAAAAATCTTCTTCTGGTTCTGGAGCCTCATCTGGAGTTTCCTGACCCTCAACTTCTACATCAACTTCTGACTCTTCAACTTCTTCTTCAGGAAGTTCATTTTGTTTTTCTACTTCAGCCATTATTATGTAATGATAGTTCTTTTATTTTTTCCTAGCTTACAGCCTCTAGCCATTACGCCATTTTTAGCTTTAAGTATTCCGCCTTTGTTCATATCATACATACCTAAGCCAAAATTTTCACTTGATTTAGGTCCTTTTGGAATTGTGAAAGCTTTTGTTTTAGGATCAGTTGTAAATACTTCTGATTTTAAAAAGTTTTTAGTTTTTCCCCATAAACTATTGTTAGCCGCTGCTTTTTTAGCTGCAACTCCAGCTTCCATATTTTTTCTCATTGCTGATGCTAATGCAGTGTCATTAGCCATTTCTGAACCAAGATCACCTGTGTCTACTTGAGCAGCAGCAATTTTTGCTTTTTTAGCAGCACCCATTGCGCTCATTGCTTTTGCAGCTCCAAAGCCTACTAAAGCGGCTCCTAAAGCTTTTTTAATTTTTTTGCTTGCCATGATAATTATCTCCTTTTGTTATAACAGATTTATAATATCATGCAAATATATTTACGACTAGACCACCCTCATTGTAAGCTTTGAAAGGCTTATTGATCATATCTGGAGAGATCTTAATCGCATATACGTCATAAAATAAATCTGGATCATTTGGTGTCATTCTTACAATTTCAGCATTGTCACCATATCTTCCTACATAATACTGAGCTTCTGCTTCTGTTTTAAATGCAGCGATATGCTCATCAATTTTTTTCTTATCGCCATAACCAAATTCTTTTTTACCCTGATTTGTTCTAACTACTTTAAACTGTTTATCAGGATCTGATTTAGCAACAGGTATTGTTTTTACCTCAGAGTTATATTCTCTAGCTAATCGTTTCATCTCCGCAGGTAGAGTTGCTTCTTTATTAGGATCCGTTAAAATTTCTCTATTTTTTTTCTTACTAAATACTTTATAGTTTTTAAAACCTGCTTTACCAAATCTATTTCCATAAAACTCTATATCCCCTAAAAACTTTTCTCTTTTCAAATGGTGTAGTCTTTCTACAGGAGAGATTCCAACCCACTGTACTCCTCTATCTACTGCATCTTTAATTGTATTTTTTAATGCATGTCCACCCCAGTTCTGTTTTCCGAATAAAGGTAAGAATGGGATTGAATCTGTTTGTTTTCTAGTATTAATGTTCGCTAGGTTCATCGAGTTTGATTTGATTTCATCAAACTCAGATTTAAGTTCTCTAAATCGTTTCATGTCTGCATCTGTTTGTTTCATACCTTTTCTTGTAATGTTCGTCATTTCGTTTACGATTGCATCTAACTTTCTATTTGATGAAAAAAATTCTATTTCAGAACCAAAGGCATTTTCAACTCTATCTCTTGCAGGGTTTACATCTCTAAGTTTTTGATTGTAGTCAGATTGTATTTCATCAATCATTTGAATCTTTTGATTGTCTGCTGTTTTACGAATACTTCCTCTTACATGGTATACCTGATTAGGAATACCGCTGTAATGTCTGTTAAAGTCATAAGGTAACGATTGACCCATTGGTAATGGTTTAGGATAGTAAACTACATTTTCAAAATACTCATCACCACCTTTAATTCTATATTCAGAGTGGTTTCCATACTTCGGTCTAAACCCTTGTGATTCTTGTAGCTGTAGTTTTCTAAATATTTCTGTATCTCTTCGTTTTAATAGGTTAGTTGCATTTGCTACATCATCACCAACATTCAGTCCTAAGTTTCTAGCTTGAGTTATTATGTTTTCATAGCTGTCTACAGAATCTTTAAAAGGTGATGCACTAAAACGATCATAGTCATCAGATGCTACTTCTCTAAACTTATAGTTCATTCTTGCATTAATCTTTAAATTTGATTTTTGCACTGCATTAATATTCTCTAATAAACTAGATAATCGTTGAGTTTGTGTATCTGATCTTGTAGGCATAGCCGTGATTTGTGCTCTAATAGTATCTAAATTATTATTCATAGTACGTGCTACATCTTCTGCTTCATCTACGATTTTAACATCAGTCATGTACTTTCTAGTTTTAAGATTGTTCACAGGAGCTTTTTCGACGATGTAAAGTAAATCCATTTTAGTTAATGGAATCTTTTTATCTTGAGCGACTTTTAAAAAGCCACCTATTAAATTACCTTGTTTATCAAACTGTGCAATGTTGGAGTCCCATAACTCTTCTTTCTTTACCCCTTGAGAAATACTTTTAAAATCAGGATTACCTGTTTTAAAAGATCCAGGGCCAGTAGATTTAAAATCTCTAATCCATTCATCTGCTTTTCTTGCACCTGCAATCGGGTGTCTTGCAATGTAATCCCATAGTGAAGATCCGATACGATTAGTAGAACCCCCTCTAGATAGTGGATTGTTATAAGCAATCTTTTTTAGCTCGTTTGATTTTTGAATCGCTTCTTGTCTAATTTGTTCTTGTAATGAGATTTGAGGTTTAGTCATTGCTTGACCTCTCTCAACTCTTGTTGGAGCAATCTGTAATATTTCTTCTACCTGATCAACTGGTTCCTTGATCCGTGATACGGGATTCTTTGGCGTTGTCTTAGCCATAATACGATTAATGGCTCTACCGATAGGAGTTCTAAGAGCCACGGCTCCTGCACCAGCAACCGCTAGTCCCGCTACACCCTTCAAGGCGCTCGGTTCATAGGGTTCTGCGTATTCTGAATTTCCTACAGGAACATTAGATGTAGGTTCATCTTCTATGATCTCTTGTTTCTTTAAAGCTTCTAGGCTCACTACTTAACTCCAGTGAACTTCGTTCCTTGTATTGCTACTCCGCCTCCAGTGCTATAGTTATCTACACCTTCAGGTCTTAAATAATCTTCTGGATGTTCTTTTACAGGATCATACATTTTACCATCTACCATGTATGGATCTCCTAGATAAACAATGTTCTTATCTCCCATTGCCATATCTCTAGCTATAGGCATTTTCTTTTTTTTATTTTTTGACATTATAGTAAATCCTTAATGTAATCTCCGCCTTTAGTAATCATCATTCCATCTTTGGCTTTTTTAACATCTTTCTTTTTGATCTCATCTTTTTTTGCATATGCATATCCAGCACCTGCACCTGAGCCTATTTTTAAAATTGTATCAGCAATTCTTCCAATAGCAGTTTTTTTACCTGCTTTTGCTAAAGCGTTACTTGCTCCAGAAAGTATAGATCTTCTTTTTAAAAAATTTTCTGTAGTAAGGTCTTTTAGTCCTAATAAACTTTTTGTTTCAGTTTTATTCTTTACTAGAGGAAATGATCCTAAAGCTTTATTGTAAGCTTTTGTTAATTTAGTTGATTTAGTAGATTCTGTTGCACTTTTAAGTGCTCTTAAATAATCTTTATATGTTTCATCTTTAGCCATAATAACTATACTCCTTCGGTACTTTGTAAAATTCTTCTTCATAGTCACTTAACATTTCTATGAAGTTTCCTTGACGATATCTTAACACAGCCTGTGTGGTACTGTCGACATAGTCATCATGAGCTCCATGTGGAAATGCTGCACATTCCTCAATCACTTCTTCAGCATATTTCTCGTCTTCTGGATAGTAAACTTGCCCACTTTCGAATACTGGGGCGGTGGCGTTGACGCGTGAATGCTTATCTTTTCCCCTTGATGGTACGAATGGAATGACAGGGATCCCCATTCTTCTGAACTCTTGCATGAGTGGTTCCCCTGTAGCCTTAGCCTCAATGATCACGGACTCAGGCTCCCAATATTTATATTGATCCAAAGCAACTGCTTTTAGTTCTGGAAAGTCAAATTTACCTTTGAGTGCATCTAATAATATCATTGCAGGTTTACCATCTTCTTTTGGAAAGAAGACACCCCAAGTTGTGATAGCTGAATAGTCAGCAGTTTCTTTTGCACTAAATGCAGTATCGTACGATTGGATAACATGTTGCAGTTTTGGAATATTTCTTTTAGTCCATGGTTTCCACCATTCTCTTTTTAAAATTGCACCTTCTTCAGATGTAGGTTCCTGCATATACTGAGCAGACCAGTTTCTGATTGGAAGTGATGCTTTAACTTTTTCTAATTCTTCTAGTTCCCAATACTCAGGCCAAACAGGTTTACCTGAATCTAATATTGCAGGAAATGAAATTACATTCCACTTGTCAGCTTTAGGTTCAGATTGAGCCTTGATTAATCTTCCTGTCAAATCATCTTCAGCCCATCTTGTCATTACAACTACAATTGAGCCTCCAGGTTGTAAACGTTGTCTAGGTCCTGACACGTACCAATCATATGCACGTTCCATAGCTGAATCAGACATTGCATCTTGTTCAGTGTGTGGGTCGTCGATAATAAGTAAGTCCGCCCCTCGTCCTGTGATAGAACCGCCTACCCCCGCTGCAAAGTATTCCCCACCATGATTGGTCTCCCAACGTCCTTTTGCCTTACTATCTTCTCGTAGTTTAACATCTCCGAAAATATTTTTATACTCCTTCTGTTCCATTAGGTTACGAACCTTAGAACCAAATCTTGATGATAGTTCTGCGTTGTGTGAAACTTGCATAATTTTCAGATTGGGAAACTTCCCTATCATCCAAGCAGGAAATAAGAATGATGCAAATTCTGATTTGGTATGTCTAGGAGGCATATTGATAATGAGCCTCCCTTTTTTCTGTTTAGAAATTTTTGTAAACTCTGAAGCTATATGTTGATGGTGGCCCCACTTTTTAGGATTAGGATCCAATCTACATATAAAATCAGGCCATACTTCTTTCACAAAATATATAAAATTATCCTGGCACAACTTTATGTGCTCAATCCATTTTTTTTCTACAGCTAATCTAAGCTGTTCATTGGTTAATAATTCTTTTTGCATTGGGTCCCCTTTAATTTAACCTATAATAAAATTATTGTCACTACGTTTGTAAATCAGAGTTTAAAGGCCAGATCATCAGATACATTTGGAACGCTTAGCGTGGCACAAGATGTGGTGTAAAAGTTTATATGTTGCTACTAGGTTTGGTACCTCTATGAAGGCACGAGATGGTAGGTGTGTAGCCCCGAAGGGCTACACCTGTTGGTGATTACTGATTAAAGTCTTGGTTATTCTGTATTAACTCAAGTATTGGTCTTAGATTATTAACAAGCTTTGCCTTTAACTCATTAACAATAGGATCGTTAGGGTACTGAATTATAATTTCTTCAACAGCACTCTCTAATTGTTTATACATGAATTGATAATTCAACCCACTATCAAGCGAGTTAGTACTCGCTTGTTCAACTTCATTATTGTTCTTTTTACTTTCAATAATGTTATTAACCATTTTAACTAGATTACTCATACTTAACCTTTCTTTTGATATTTGATTTTGATCTCATTAGTTTCCATAGGAACTAAATACTTTAAGTATTCATCTGGATTTAATTCCTTAAACTTTGTGATATCAAACCGATTTAACTTACGATTGATTAATTGAGCATAACCCTCGTAATCATCTAACTTATTAAAGATGATAAGATTTGTTTTTAATCTATTGAACAAATCTATATGAGTTGGAATAACTAATTTAATATTTTTAGCCATTTCCTTTTGGTTATCTTTTGCTATACCTAAGTTTAATAGGTCTAGTTGGTTTTGTTTTGTAGCTTTCTTTTGTAGCTTTACTACATTTTGATTGCTCATAACATTTCCTTTCTTTTTAGTTAGTTAGTTATCCCATTGTTATAAGATTAAAAAAAAGATTAATCAAGAAATAATTTAAAAAAGATTAAAAAAAATAAAACACTCAATATTACATAGATCATATAAATTCATGTGCCAACCAATCCGTCAGAACTGGGCGAACTGGCCAGGCAGCTTTTGTTTAGTTTGTTGTTATGGCGTCGGCGTGGCGTCGGCGTCGGCGTGGGCGTTAGCCCACGCCATTTGTATTAACTCAACATATACGAAACCCGTTGGATTGTTCGCAGAACTCAATGAAACTTTCAACCTGTTCCATTGTGAACGGGTACGAACTCCCATAACTATACTTCCGTTGTATCCATTCCCAAGTGTCGTGGTCTTCCTTTGGATAGTCGGCAGGTGCTAGATTAACTTTACCCACTTCTCTTTCTACCTTTTCCCTCAACATCTTATGACAGATTTCAACGAACTTATTATTCCTTTCAGCTTGTTCGCTTTCTTCCTCTACCTCTCGGATTGCTTTTGATACTGTGCCGTCTTTGATAAGTGCTTTTAGTTGCGTTGCGATTTGTTTTGCCTCTTGTTCACTTACCTCATGACCGTCATTAGATTGCCAAAACTTTTTATTGTCTTCAGCAATTACTCCTGTTTGTTCACAAACAAAGTCGGCTAATCTTCTCCAACCCCAAACGGATTGTCTATAATATTCGCCTGTTTCTGTTTTGTGATTTCCTAGACTATATAAATCAAAGCCCATTTTCTTTCTCCTTGTTAAGTTAGTTTCTCTAGTCCTATCATATCCCATCAGTAATGCAACAAAATATTTTAGAAAAGTTTTCCAGCTCACAGCTGCTTCGCTGCCTGGTGCACCAGTCCTGAACTTACCTTTGTCTATCATCATATCTCCTCTCGGCGTGGGCGTGGGGGTAGAGCTAATGGATCCCGGCACGCCAGTCTGCTGCTGGCCAGGCAGGAAAGCTTCATCATGTAACACATGCGTGTGTGGCGTCGACGGCGTGGGGGCACGGGTCAGAGACCTGTGCATCCGCGAACCATCAGTGCGAGCGCAATGATGTAGATCCATCCTACGCGAGGAAAGAAGACTAGTGGTACAGTCAGAACGAAGAGCCACCATATCAATGGGTCTCCTTCGCTGCTTCCAGCTCCTGGGCAGCACATTCGACAGCCAACCATGTCATTGAATTTTTAAAGGCGGTGGGACCACGTATGTCCTTGTCCAGCAGGAAGAAGACAGACTCACCACAGGCCTCTGCTGCCTCCCTGACATATTTCCAAACGTCAGCTTCGTGTTCGTTATAGAAGGCAGTGGTTTCTACGAAGTAGGTCAGACCTGGAACACCTCCCTTACAGCCGTGTACCGCAATGTCGTTGATGAGGAACAGCTCGTCCTGTTCCCCTTTCTTCAACCATTCTTTTATCGTCCCCATGTTATACCCTCCACATCGGTTTTGAATTTAACTATGTCCCTTAGCTTTAGGTGCGTTAGGACTTGTGGTTGGTTGTCTAGAGTTCCTTGACCCTTGAGTCGTGAGCCACTTGTAATTCTCACCCACATCTTCTCAGATCTATTACGGTGCTTAAACCATACATACACATAGTCACGCATCTTGGGCATTTGTTCCAATCTCTTGATTTGGAAGTAAGTGTCCTTACCATGCTTTGGACATGAGTAAACTATGTTGTCATCTTTTTCAATTGGCTCTACCATATGATCACTCCTGTCAAAGTTAGGACAGCAAATACAATTGCGATCAGGGTTAGTTCTGGAATTAATGTGTTCATTTCTTTTCTCCTTTGTTAGTTGTTTGTCGGTCAAGACCCGTTCCTACTTAACTAGTATCAACTCGGCTTCTTATCTTGCTTCTTCTTCATAGGTTTCCGACACCTTACAGATAAGATATGATGGGATAAATGTCAATCATTATTTTCAAATTATTTTTCGCACATGAATTTACCGTACTAGCATTTACGCTGCCAGCTGCACGCCTGGCCAGCTCCTGATGGCTTAGTTCAGAAAAGCAGGGTAGCTTTTCGTAACGGGAACGGGGTCGTGGGTCGAGAAAGGAAAATGAAATAAACCATACCCACGCCCCAAGAAACTCTACCATCTCCTGACCAGCAGCGCCAGTTCCCAGCTGGTGATGCCCTAAGTTCTTCTACATTTGTCGTTGTTTATCGTGCTTCGGGATCGGGGGTGAGCAGCTCCTGAGCCGCGTCTCCCAGCTCACCAGGCCAGAGTTTAATAGTTCTATTATCGTTATTTAACGGGATTCGGGACGGGGATCGGGGACCCGGGAGGATGCGCCAGTGCCCAGCTGCGCTGCGAAGGTGATTAAGGTTCTAAGATCCGTGTGGCGTGCCAACGGGATCGGGGTTCGGGACTCACGGCTCACGGCCAGAAGTTCATAGGCGCTCTGCAAGAGGGGCCTATTCAAGATATACGCTCTACCACCTGCTTTCAAATATTTAATATGCCAATTAATTTGATACTTTGAAAGACCACAATTCTTGCTGGTGTTGGCTTTGAGTTCTATCCAAAAAACTTGCTTATTTACGACACAGTGCACATCTGGAATACCATTAACTGTGTTAGATTCTATGCGAGTAAAATGCCAATCTTTATCTAAATTTTTTAGTTCTTGCCATATCCTAGTTTCTTTGTTTTGAGCCATATTTTAATCGGTCAATAATTGCAAATTTTGCCTATCACAGGCTCATTAAAAATACGATGTTCAACCCAACTTTCAAAATCTGCTGGGTTATCTTTTTCTATAATTACAAGATTGTTTTGCCACCAAACATCACATGGTTGGTTTATTTTGAAAGATAATAAGCTATAGCCACCATCTCTATTAATAAAAATAACTCCAATCCGCTCATTAAAGCTCGACGATTTTAGTGATGACGGAATTAGGAATAATAGTAGTACCACCAATAGTTTCAATATGCCCTTCATCGCCTTCCTTTCCATCTTTAAGACCATAGTCACAAAAGATTCTAGTTATACCTTTCTCACGTGAAACTAGCCAACCTCTTGATACCATTCTACCAAGCCCTGACTTCATCAATTGATCAAAAGTTTGCCAACCAGTTTCTCCAACAATATCTAACCAATGTACTTCTACAAATGGATATCTTTCAATTTTTTCTTTTGGGAATTTAGTATTTAGTTCTAATGTTTTCTTTCTGTGTAATCTTTTACTTTTCATTTTTACTCCTAGTTAATACAGATACAATACCAAGTTTTGTAGTAAGAGTACTATTATGGACTTCATTGAACACTGTCAAGAAGTCTTTCCAATCTTTACTCTGTACTAGTTTCAATTGGCGTAACGTCAATGATGTTTTTTGCTTCGCCGATTTTTGATTCAAGCTCCTCAAGTCTCTTCTCCAATTGTTCTCGGTTCATACCTTCTAAACCTATATGGCTTATTTCTTTTCTATCTACAAAGTGTCCTGCCATCTGATCTCTTCTAAACTGAGCAGTAATAGCTGCTGTCATCTGGCCTTTTTTCTCTGACACATCTCGCATTCTGTTGTAGTGCTTGTATGACAATAGTTTATCTTTTTCTTCTTTCTCTAGTTCCTGAGCCATACGTTTTTCAAAATATCTGACTACATGAGGATTCTTATCTGGATTTAATAACCTACTAGCTTGATCTGTAGGTCCATATTTATTTGTTGAAGTAAAGCCCGCTTGTTTAGCAGCTTCTACTTTCGAAATTTCGCCATAATTGGAAACATAAATATCAACAAACTTACGTTGTTTAGGTGTAAGTTCTGATATTGTTTTTAACTGATTTGACTTTTTTGGCACGTAATTACTATATACCCCTTCCTTAGAAAATAAAACTCCCTAGTAAAAATTTCTACCCCCCACTCGTAAGGAGTACTAATACTCCTAGAAATAGCTAGGAGTAAAACTGGTTCTAGGAGTAAAACTAGGAGTAAATAAGTGTTGGTATTAGCGAATAATAGTCGATTACTCCTAGATTCCTAGAAAAAAAGGCTTATTTTCCAAAAAAGTTTTTTTTAAATTTTTTTTCTAAGCAGTGGGTATATACTGGTTCTAGGAGCGTGTACCTTAGAACCATTATAAACTACACATTTCACTTGACCCCTGTGACCAATTTGATAAGGTATAAGAGTAATGTTAGCTTTTTTTCATATTACGCTCTTTGAATCAACTAAGGAGGAAAAAATGACTTGACTATTTAATCAAAATAAACTAATGCGAACGCTTGATTATGTTTCATAATCATTCTTTCTAAGTTAGTTGGAGAAGGGCAGTTACCGGGAGACTGGTGCTGCCCTTTTTATTTATAGTGATGTTACTAGATTTGAAATAAATGCAGTAGTACACAAATCAACTGCATGTCTTAAATGTTCTAAATGTTTTCGGTGATATTTTTTAGATTCTTCTTCCTTACAATTTCGATACTTAGTAAATTGTTGTGAATATTTTTTCCAGGCAAAGTTCCTTGGACTGAAGGCTATATCGCCTTTCATAATAGCCATTTTATATCGTTCTTTTACATGCTCGGGCTCAAAACCAGCATAATAACAAACAGTATGAAAATCAGTAGTATTCGACATAATCCATGCGTGAGCCTCGCATTTATAGATTGAAGGTTTTCTTTCTTGAGATCTGGATCCTGCGTCTTCGATGGCATTGACTAACACTCCTCTCCATAATTTCTCTTCAGGTTCTACTTCAGTGCTCAACAACTGAGCTGCAAAACTAGTGCCCATAAGTTTTAATAAGGAAAGAGAGTAAGTCACGATGGTAGATAGTTCCCTCTATATCTCTACGAGATTTTTTTGATTTTTCATAATCAATATGTACACCATCAATGATTTGGTGTATATCCTCTCCAGAATGTTTAGGTTGATCTTCGTGCTTCGTGAAAATATCTCTAGCCATGGATCTATTATAATGATTTATCTGCGTTTTTTCCACCTTTGATGACCTTTAATTTGTAAAGTTTAGCCTTACTTTTAACTTTTTTTTCTTTTCCAAACTGCCACACGGCTTGGATATCAGCCATTACTTGAGGATCAAACGTTTCTTTATAACCACATTTATCGCCCATGTATAATCTAAACATGATGCTTGTGACCTTAGAGTAATCTTTTTTCTCTAATTTGTTGGCTAAAATTTTAAGACTATCTAAAAATGGACTA